GATGTCATCTACTACGACAAGGCTCACGGCTACACGATGATAATCGGTGACGTTCAGTACACGATTATTCAGGAGCGTGACGTTGTGGTTGTTTTGACTTAGTCCTTAGATTCATAATAAAATTACGATAGACCTTGTCGGTGTAACGCACGTTACGCTTGAACATTGGGTTAGCACCTTCGGTGATAGGGAGTTCTTTTCCTTCAAGGTAGTTATATACTTCTGTTACCATCCGTTGAGCACGGATAGAGAGGTTATACCTGATGCGTCGTCCCACACGAAAAGTTTTAGAGCCTTCAATCCATCCTGCGTGGTGCAATCGGTGAAAGCGTTTTTTCTCCCACGACATAATGCTGTCAAACTCCTCAAACTTATCTACTGTAAAATAGGGTTCGGTGTGTAGGAAGAGCAGGATTTCCAAATCAGCCTGTGTTAGATTATACTTTACTTTGACGTATTGCCGTATTACACGCCAATATTTTAGGTAATCTGACTTTTGTGATTTCATTTGATTTTATTTTATACATTTGTAGCAAATGTAATTCATTATGGCTGACAATTCAAAAGATACTACAGATAAGAAAGACGAAGACGTAGCTGCTAAGAACAAAGACGTGCAGGACTTGAAGGGAGAGGTGGGTATTGTGAAGAAGTATATCACTACTAAAAATGAGAAGGAAGCGGAAGAGAATTACCAAAAAAATAGGTTATCAAAAAAAATTATAGGGCTTGGTGGATTAGCAAGTTTATCGCCCGGATTAGGAAAACAATCATTTAAAACAAAATCATAAAATTATGAAACAATCAACTCCAAGTTTACCTGCATCATCACGATTAAAAGCACCGGCAGGTGGTGGTATGAAAGCACCTTCAATGCCAATGGCAAAGAACAGCTCATTAAAAAAAGGAAAGAAGGGTTCTTCTATGCCTAAAAAACCTTCAATGAAATGATGAAGAAAGCTCCTGCAAAAAAGACTGCTGCTAAGAAAATGATTTCTGAGTACGGTGGGATGGAGAAGTATCCATCTAAAAAAGCAATGATGGCTCACGAGAAAAAAGAGCCTAAGAAGGTTGAATCTGCTGAGAAGAAAGCCTTTATGAAAATGATAATGACAAAAAAGAAGAAGTAATTATGGCAAAGAATAAATTAGTAGAGCCTACTATTGAAGAACCAATGGTAGAGACAACGGAGACTCCAACAGAAATTAATGTAATCATTGACATTCCTGTTGAGAGCGTTGAGGTTGACAACAATTATCCCGGTGTTAACACTCGTGCATATCGTTCATAAGCTGTGGCTGACAAATCTAAAATGAGCTGCAACCATCCTGTCCGGTCTGATAGACCGGGCAAGAAGAAGATGGTCAAAGCCTGTGCTAACGGACAAGAGAAGCTCGTTCATTTTGGGGCTACGGGCTACGGCAATAACTACTCTGCTGCTGCTCGTAAGAGCTTTAAGGCACGACACGGTTGCGACACGGCTAATGACAAGCTCAGTGCAAGGTATTGGGCTTGTAAGAACCTATGGGCAGGACCGGGTGGTGCTACCACAAGTAATCCAAGTAATCGTAAAGGGAAATATTAAATAAATGGCAACTCAGATGTTTATGGGTAGGGGTCAGTTACTTGAGCGATTAACAGCTCAGGTGGGAGACCGTAAGAAAGCCATAGGTATTTTGCAGGGGCGAGGTCATCTCAAGGCAGACGGCAAGACCTATACTGCTGAGGGGATGAAAAGAAATAAAATGACGGCTGAAGAAAGGGCTAAGGACAGAGCTGCAAAACAAACAGGTCGTCCTGCTAAAGACTTTAGTTATAATCCTAAGACAAACGCAACGAGAGTTGTAAAATACTAACTATGGCAACACCAATGAAGAAGGTGATTAAGAAGGCTGCTAAGTTTGAGTCTAAAAAATCATTAAACGGAGCTATGAAGTTCTTAAAAGGTAACGTAGGCACTCACGTAATGCCTAATGGTAAAGCAATGAAAGACAGTGCTCACAAAAAAACAAAAAAATAAAACTATGCCTGAAAAGAAAAAAACCGGAAGAGACTTCCCGTTAGCACCAACATCTATGCCTCAAGCGGTAGATAACACGTATGTTAAGAAACCGATTATGGATAATAGACCTGTTACAAAATATAAATATATTAATTTGTTTAAAAAAACAGGAGAAATACCTACGTCAAAAGATAGTCTTGATTATAGAGAAGGATATAAAATTGGTTTATCCGGAAAAGAAACTTCACTTTTTGCTCCTTTAGCAGCAGATGCAGGAGAAATTGAAGGAAAAGAAAAGAAAAAAACTAAGAAGTAATGCCCAAAGACGCTTGTTATAAGAAGGTAAAAGCATCGTATGATGTGTTCCCATCGGCACGTGCTTCACAGGCTATCGCCAAATGTCGTAAGGCATCGGGCAATGTTGTGAAGAGCGAGAAGGGTTCATCCTTAAAGCGTTGGGAGAAGGAGAAGTGGACCGATACAAAATCAGGCAAGGCGTGTGGGGCAGGTGGGCGTAATGAGTACTGCCGACCAAAGGTGAAGGTGTCATCAGAAACACCCAAGACCATATCACAGATATCCCCATCAAGATTGGCTTCAAAGAAAGCGGAGAAGTCGAGGGTAGGTATGGGAAAAAAGATTTCTAAAATTTAATATATTTGTCTAACTTAAAAAACACAAAAAAATGCCAACAGAAAATCCTCCAAAAAAATCAAGAGTAGCTGAAGTTATTTCATCTATTCGTTCAAATCGTGCTGAAAATGTAAACGCAAAAGCTAATAAAATAGAAGCAAAAGCTGATTTAGTTAAGGCAAGAGCTGAAGGTAAAGCTGTAAAGATTGAAGCAAGAGCTAAAGCAAAGAATCCGAATAGAGATTACCCATTATCTACTACTCCTGAGGCAAAGTCATATGGACCTGCATCAGATTATTCTCGTTCTGAAAAACGAAATGAAAAAGAAACTAAGGTTCTTATCAATCCTATAAAAGGAAATGTTACTTTTTCAAACAACAGGTAATCAATAAAATGGGTATCAAAGCAAATGTACGTAGTCGTGGTCTTGGCGACACCATCGCTAAGGTGACAAAAGCAACGGGCATCGAGACGGTCGTTAAGACTGTAACACAAGCAGTTGGAGTGAAGGACTGTGGATGCTCTCAGAGACAAGACACATTAAACAGGGTATTCCCCTATAATAATAAATAAAATGGCAACACAAAAATTACAAGTAGGACGAGCGTTTCCTGTAACAATATTCAGTGATGATGTTGATATACCATTCCCTGCATTATCTGCAAGTGGTGCAGCATCAGTTAGTAACGCTACTCAGTTAGAGGATAGCTCTGCTAACTTCGTTCAAGGAGGAATTAATCCCGGTGACATTATTTATAATACATCAACAAGTGAGGCTGATATTGTAACGGGCATTAACAGTCCAACGGTAATTACTCTTGCAGGATTTAGTGCAGGATTTACTTCAGGCGACAATTATTTAATTTATGCAGGTAATAACCATCAAGGATGTGTGCTATACATTGGTAGTGGTGGGGACTTAGAGGTTCAAACTGTTGGTAATGATAATGTTACATTCTTTAATGTTGTTAGTGGTCAATTTATTCCTGTTAATATAATGAAGGTAAGAGCAGGAACAACAGCATCAGACATCATAGCTCTTTGGTAATATGATTGCCATAGCCATTTTAATAGGAATCATATGAACGGTTTAGCGATAGCTATCAATAACTTAATGCTTGTAGGTATTGTAGAAGGTCCTATAACACCTCCAATACAAAGCATAGAGCTTCGTGAAGACGGAGGGTATGAGTTACGTGAAGATGGTGGGTTAGAATTACGTCAATAAAAAAAATAAAGAAAAATGGCAAATTTAAAAGTTTCGCAAGAGGTTGACTTAGGGTTAGCAGGTATAGATGGAACGGTACAGTATAGGGTTATCAAAGGAGTTAATACCTATAAGCAGTCCTATTCTGACTTGTTTTCATATATTAACTCACACGTTACTTTGCAGATGGTCCTTGATAATAACCATAGTTTAGTTAATGGTATTACTTTAATAGGAACAGGAGCAGGTAGTGGGAATACAGGATTGTATGTTATTGCTATTGGATTTGAAGCATTACTTGGTAATACTTCTAATCAAGCTATTGGATTAGGGTACAGCGCATTAAAAAACAATACAGGTGCTGCTCCCTGTGCAATGGGCTATGAGGCAGGAATGGACAATAATGGTGACCAAAATATAATGATTGGTAATTATGCGTTAAAAAACGGCAATGCTATTATTTCAGGAGATTATTCTTTAGGGCTTGGGTATGCAGCAGGTCTTAACAATCAAGGTGATTATGTTACTGCTATTGGGTATCAAGCAGCATCAGGTAATGGAAATGGCTATGTGACAGCTATTGGATACCAAGCAGCATTTAGTAATACTGCTCAAGCAGTAATAGGTATAGGTACTCAAGCTGCATATAGTAATAGTGGAAGTTCAGTTATTGCTTTAGGAGATGGTGCTGCTTATTCAAACACTCAAATTTATACGACCGCTATTGGTCAGTCTGCTGCAAGTTATAATAATGGACAGTATGTAAACTTTATTGGATTTGACGCAGGAGTTTCAAATATAGGGGGTCTTGTAAATGGCTTTGGCTATCGTGCAGGATATCAGAATAAAGGAGATGAAGTAGTATCATTAGGTCATTTTGCAGGGTATTATAACGAAGGAGACAGGTGCTTTTTTGCAGGTACTTATGCAGGTTATGATTTTGAAGGGTTTTCAAGTCCAAATACAGGTAATAGTGTAATTGGCATTGGATATCAATCAGCAGGATTTAACATAGGTAACAATGTTGTTGGATTAGGCGATTATGCAGCATACAGCAATGGTGCAGATTCAGTAGTGGCTATTGGTAATCAGGCTATGTATGGTAATCAAAGTTCTGCAATAGAGTCAATAGGTATAGGCACAAGTGCAGGGATGGGTAATGCAGGTGACCATCTTATTGCTATAGGCTCATCCGCAGGATTTAATTCCACAGGTGGCAATAATATTTTTATTGGTCAAAACGCAGGAGATAGCAATGCTGCTAATGCAGATTATGTAATTGCAATGGGTCAAGGAGCAGGGCAAAGTAATGAATGTGCTGCGTCTTTTATTATTAGTAATGCTTCATTAAGACAATTTAATGATAAAGCAACGGCAGACACTTTTTATGCAGGTCAAACACTTGCAGCAGGTTGCACTTATCTTTATTATGATTATTCAGATAGTACAATTAAAGGATATAGAACATAAAAAATATGGAAATACAATTATCAAACCCGAAAGATGTTGTCATTGTTAAAGAACAAAAGAAGACAATCGAGAAAGTAACAGTATTAGAAATTGTTGACTTACCAAGCAGGAAGCAGGTAATAGCTAAGACGCAAGAGTTAGGAAGTGTAATGCTATGGAAAGATGCTGAGTATGATACAGTAGGTCAATGGACAGATACTGATGTAGTTAATAAATTAAACGAACTATATAATAGCTAAGTATTGAAATGGTACTTGACATTGTAAAATTGAACGACTTGAAGGTTTATGGCGTAAATACGGTGTGTGTCATCGTATTGAGATTGAAGGATATGACTCCTGAATTATCTGCTTTGCTACTGATAACAACTATAGTATATACAGTAGTTCGTATTATTAACGAAATACAAAAGTTTAGAAATGGCAAAGCAGACAAACATAGCATCCAAGAGGATAATTAGAACGGTAAAGCGTAAGGGTGTTATTGCTAAGACCAAGTCAAGCTCTCTAAAAAATAGTAAGAACTATCTTAAAAAGAATAGGGGTCAAGGGTGATGAATCTAACTAAGAACTTTACTTTAAAAGAGATGTACGAAAGTACGACAGCTATCCGATTAGGTATTGATAATACCCCATCGGATATTGTCATAAAGAACCTATTACTACTATGTCAGAAGGTGCTTCAGCCACTGCGTGAGCAGATGGAGGAGTCTATCAAGGTAAGTAGTGGGTATAGATGTCCTGACCTCAATAAGAGGATTGGTGGGAGTAAGTCAAGTCAACATTGTTTTGGTCAAGCTGCTGATATCAGTTGTGATGAAAGAACGGCAGAGATGTATAGGTATATAAAAAATAATCTTATCTTCGACCAACTAATATGGGAGTTCGGTAACGATGATAATCCTTCTTGGGTTCACGTATCATTTTCTCCAACAAAGAATCGTAAGGAGTGTTTACGAGCATATAAAATAAACGGTAAAACAGTATATCAACATATATGAAATCAACATATCTAACAATCAATATAGCAGACCTTATCAAGGGTGCTACCGTTGCAGCAGGAACAGTGATGCTATCGTTAATAAGTAGTATGATTGAGTCAGGTACTTTTATAACAGATGCACAATTAATAATTGCTGTGAAGACAGGTGTATTAGCAGCTATCAGCTACCTAATCAAGAACGTCTTTACCAACTCAAAAGATGAAATGTTCAAATCAGAATCAAATTAAATATAAAAAAAATGGCTTACTTAGAAAAAAACGAATTGGAGAAAATCCAAGAGATGAACGCAGAGTTCACAAAAATGAAAATCGCACTTGGAGAGACCGAGTTGCAAAAACAAACAATTATCAACGCTGTCAACGAGTTAAAGACATCATTCGCTATGCAGGAGAAGATGTTGATTGAAAAGTATGGTACTGATGCTGTTATCAATATTCAAACAGGCGAGGTAACTCAAAAACAATAATACTATGACACCGGGTAGGCTTGATTAACAAGACATTATATCTACTAACCTTAAACTAAAAATACAATGGGCAAGATAAGTTCATACCCGTCGGACGCTAACGTCACGACGAGCGACAGATTAATAGGCAGCGACAATGAGAACGCCAACGAAACAAAAAACTTCGAGGTAGGCGATATCATTAACCTTGCAGCATCAATTATTATTCCTCCCGGTGGCTTTGTTCCATACACAGGAGCAACAGCAAATGTTGACTTGGGTGCATTTGTATTGACCACATCTTACTTAACATCCTCTTTAGGTATGTTTATAGATGGAGCTATTAGTCTTAATGGAAATGAAGGGAATACGTCAGATGTATTAGTTAGTCAAGGACCGGGAGTTACTCCAACTTGGAGTAATGCTTTGTCTCAATTTGTTCCATACACAGGAGCAACGGGTAATGTTGACTTAGGCAATTATGATTTAATAGCTGACAATGTTCAGGCAGATATATTTCAATTAAATTCAGGTGGCATACTTGGATTATATGGAACTGTTCAGTTAAATGGTAATCCCGGAACAGCAGGTCAAGTATTGACAAGCTCAGGTGGTGGTGTTCCTACTTGGACTTCTTTATCAGCAAACTATGTTCCATACACAGGAGCTACAGGTAATGTTAATTTAGGTATTCACTCTTTAACGTCTCCAAATATTATTTCTGCAAATATAACTCCTATTAGCGGCTCTATATATTTGGGTACTGACTTTAATGGTTCAACTTCAGGTATATTTGTAGGAAATGGTTTTACTACTATTCTTGGAGATGTTATTTTTAATGGTAATGGTACAAGTATTACTATTGATGATAATACTGAAAGAATAACATTTGCAGGATTATTCAATCTTATCAATGGAGTAGGAACAGCAGGTCAGGTACTGACAAGTTCGGGAGTTACAGGTTATCCTACTTGGACTTCTTTATCAGCAAACACTTTTTGGAAAGGTAGCTTCTATGATACCATCACGCAGACATTAGCAGCAGCAAATACTGCAACTCCTGTTATCCTACGTAACACAGACACCCCTGCTACCAATGGTGTATCTATTGTTACAGATGGAACAAACCTTTCAAGGATAACATTTGCAAATGCAGGTACTTATAATATATTATTCTCGGCTCAGTTAGCAAATGCAGGAGGCATAGCTCAAACTGTTGATTTTTGGTTGAGACAAAATGGTTCTACTGCTGCTGCTAATATTTCAAATACTAATGGTAAAGTTCAGTTACAAGGTAGCGCAAATTATTTAATGGCTGCTTGGAATTACTTCGTAACTGTTGCAGCAGGTGATTACATTCAACTTGTATGGGCTGCAACATCAACAAATATATCAATGGTTTCTGAGGCAGCAAATGCGCTTCATCCTGCAACGCCAAGCATTATATTAACAGCAAACATAGTGTAATGGACATAAGAAAGATTGCCATTGGTCCTGATTACAAGGGAGGAGCTATGCACTACATCGTAGGGCAGAAGGTTCTTGGGGACTCCAATGAAATCCATCTTATTAAGTTTAACACAGAAAAAAACTCTATTCTAATCTATATCATAAATCAAAAGGAAGAGATTGTTCTTTGGAAAGAGTTTAACTCAACCATACCAATTTCAATCGAATATAATATAAACTACTAATGAAATCGCCATTCTACTTCATAGCAAAGCCGGTAAACGGCAAGAGGTATGATAACACAAAAGAGATAAGTGGCATTGAAGTAATAGTAAGTACATCAGAAGAAGACCACAAGTTTTCAAATAGATATGCAGAGGTCCTTGAAACTCCATTAGGATATGAAGGACCTATCGCTATTGGTGATATACTATTAGTGCATCACAATGCTTTTAAGTTCTACAACGATATGAGGGGGAGGCAGAAGAGTGGTAAAAGCTTCTTCAAGGATGACAAGTTCTTTATTGAGCCTGAACAATTCTTCTTATACAAAAATAATGGGCAATGGTTTACACACGACAGATACTGTTTTGTAAAACCTATCCCTGCTACCGAATCATATATCGTAAAGCCATTCTCAGAAGAGCCGTTGATGGGTATTATCAAATACTCTAACGAGTACCTAAAAAGTCAAGGTGTTAACGCAGGAGATAGGGTATGCTTTGCTCCTGATAGCGAGTATGAGTTCACCGTTGATGGAGAGAAGCTATATCGAATGTACGACCATCAGATAACAATAAAACTATGAACATAATCCTAATGGATGATGTCATTAATAATCCTAATAAGTATGTTAAAGATATACTTAGTGGAGATTTCTATGATGTTGATATAGAAGGAGAAGTATTCAAAGGGATACAGCAAAGACCTAATGATGATGAGTTTGGTCAATTTGCTATGCAGTATTTTCCTGAGTTTGTTGTTGATTATAACTTTGTTCGTAAATCGCCAATGGGGCAAGAAGAACCTAACTTCATCCATAGTGATGAGATGATGGGTGATGTGACATTAATACTATACCTTAACAAAGAACATCCTAAAGAGGATGGAACAACAATATATGAACAGGATGGTAGTGTAGCAATGGTTGCTTATTCAAAATATAATAGAGTATTTGGCTTTGATTCTAATATGCTACACTCTCGAAATATTTATCAGAACTTTGGAGACGAAGACTCTTCAAGACTGATACAAGTTATATTCTTAAAATATGTTCCTGATGAAGAGTACGAAGGAGATTAAGGAGAAAATCATAGCAGCAGGATACGAAGCTGTCGAGCAACTAATAAAGGTTGCTAAGGAAGATATTATCAAGCCAAATGCTAATGATGAGTTGGCAGCCGACAAATTAAAGAACGCTGCTGCCACAAAAAAGTTGGCTATCTTTGATGCTTTTGAGATATTAAGCAGGATAGAAACCGAGAAAGAAAATCTCGACAATGCTAATAGTGGTCCAAACAAAACAGACTCAATACAAGGATTTGCTGAACGAAGGTCAAAATAACATATATTCGGTTGTAGAAAACCATATCTCTCTTAGTATTATTAAAAATAAGAATAAGGGGCGGACTTGGCATTATGGGTATAATGATAAGTACGATATGGTGGTCATATCAAAGAACGGTCAGATAGGTCAGATAGTAAACATATCAGGATTGCTGATTGCTTTACCTCCCACCCCCGATGATTGCTATAAAAGGCATCATATTAAGAGCGAACATTATTGGGAGAGACAACCATTACCTAAAGAATTAAGTAAGATAAACTCTGTATTCCAATGGAACACAATGCTTTCTGAATTTAAAAATAGATGGGTTGACTATATTGAAAAAGAATTTGATTATAGAGAAGAAGGATTTTGGTTTATGAACGCAGGAGAGCCTACCTATATCACAGGTTCTCACTATATGTACCTTCAATGGTCAAGTATTGACGTAGGGTATCCTGATTACCGAGAGGCGAATAGGATATTTTTTATTTTTTGGGAGGCTTGTAAAGCAGACTCACGCAGCTTTGGGATAGTATATCTCAAGATTCGTCGTTCAGGGTTCTCCTTTATGTCATCATCTGAGTGTGTCAACACCGGAACTATTGTTCGTGATGCTCGTATTGGTATCTTATCCAAGACGGGAGCTGATGCCAAGAAGATGTTCACCGACAAGGTCGTTCCTATCAACAGCAAACTGCCATTTTTCTTCAAACCGATTATGGATGGTATGGATAAACCAAAGAGCGAGTTAGCTTTTCGTGTTCCTGCCTCCAAAATCACCAAGAAAAATATGCACGAATTGGCAGTCAATGAGTACGATGGCTTAGATACCACTATAGATTGGAAGAACACCGAAGAAAACTCCTATGACGGAGAGAAATTAGTGCTGTTAGCCCACGACGAGAGTGGTAAATGGATGAAGCCAAACAACATACAGAATAATTGGCGTGTTACCAAGACCTGTTTGCGTTTAGGTAGCAAGATTATCGGTAAGTGTATGATGGGTTCGACCTCTAATGCGTTAAGCAAAGGGGGAGA